AGTTGTTCGACTGGATCATGTCGTCGATCTTGGCGCTGGTGACCTGCAGGTCCTGGATCTGCGCGCGCTTGGCCCGAACGAGGCCGCCAGAGATCTCGAACGGGGTCTCGAAGGTCGCGCCGTTGAAGACGCGGAAGTAGTCGACGTTGAACGACGCGCCGAGGCTGTTGAACGAGACGTTCGGGTTGGAGACCGATGCGATGCCGGTTCGCTGCGTCGGGCGCGCGGGGTCGCCGAACTCGTAGGTGACCGTGCCGCCGATGTAGAACTCGGACCCAGCGAAGACCGCGCTCTCAAGGTCGACGCTCGCCGTGTACCCGGCTGTGATCTTGTCTGCGGCGATGGACCTGATCTTCGCGGTGCCGATCGTGGCATCTGCGATGAAGGCGCTCTTCATGTAGGTGCCGGGCTGAATCACCACGCCATCGATCGTGGTCGGCGTCGTGATGACGTAGAACGGCGCGCCGTCTGATGCGCCCGGGTTCGTCGCGACCGGCGCGATGAAGAACCTGTCGGCCACCACACCGAACGCGCTGGTCGGCACGCCGTCGACGACCGAGCTGGCCAGGCCGTAGCCGGTGACGTAGCCATTCAGGTCGACCTTGACGGTGTACTGACCGAAGAGGTTGCCAGTCTCTTCGGCTCGAACGAAGGCCTCGCGCTCAAGGGCTGCGTAGGTGTCATTGTTGACCGCCACCAGCGACAGGATGGCCCTAGCCGAGTTCCGCGCGCGGGCCCTGGACTCGAGGGTCGCTGAGAGTGCGGCCTCGGCAGCGGCGTCCTGGCTGGCGATGATCCCCGCGATCGGCTCGGACAGCCCGCGGTACAGGTGCGACTCGCGCAGCGCGCTGTTGAGCACGTCGAGCACCGTCTGCGGGTCGGTCGATGTCGAGCCTGCGGTTCCGGAGGTCGCGTTGTACGGGCCCGCGATGTTGGCCCGGGTGACGAACCGGATCCAGTAGAAGTAGCTCCTGCTCGAGCCAACGCTGTCGGTGTAGAACCGGCTCGCGCTCGTGCCGATCATGACGGCCGAGCCGAGAACATCGGTGTCAGACCGCCACACCTCGGCGTACGCGATGTTGTTCGGCGTGGCCGGCGAGTTCCACTGCAGCACGATCAGGGCGAACGCGCCGGTTGCGGTCAGGCCAACAGGTGCGGGCGGGGGCGTCGTGTCGCCTGGGTTGCCTCCTCCGCCGCCACCACCCCCGCCGCCGCCCAGCAGACTCAGCTGGAAGCCGGAAGCGCTCGACGCATCGCGAACAGTCAGGAAGGCATCGCGTGGGTCTCCGAGCCTGCCCTCGCGAATATCAAGCAGGATCTTGACCGCCTTGGCGACTTCAAGGAGGTTCTCTTCTGTGGGGGCCGGGATGGCCGGCGTCTTCGTCGGCCGGTTGCTCACTGCGCGGCCCTGAGCTCGGCGATCGATGTCGCCATGATGACCTGCGTCACCTCGTTCGCGCCTTCGACCTCGATCTGGAAGTCGCGATACTCAGCACCCGATGGCAGCCGGTAGGCGTCGCGGCCGGTGGCGACAACCGCTCGCAGCAGGTTGCCATCGCCGTAGGCCCGAACGGTGACGGGGTAGGCCTCAGCCCAGATCGAGATGCAGGCCATGTTGACCGGCGCGGCTAAGCGGAAGACGCCGCTTCGCCGAAGCATCGTCAGCGCGCTGCCGCGGTCATGCCGGCGGATGCTGCTGGACTGCGCGAAGTACAGCGTGTCGGTCGAGGCCTCGGTGTACATGGCGTTGATCGCGGCCGCGGAGTTGACGTCGCAGGTCGTCATCTCGACGCCACCCTCCTTCAGGTCGAAGATGAGGATGCCGCGCTCCAGGCCGACCGTCGTGTACGCCAGGTGGTACTTGCCGCTGTGGAAGGCGCCGATCATCGAGCTCGGGTTGTAGGCCTGCCACTGGTCGCGCGTCATGAGCGAGCCGGTGATGACGCCGCCGCCGCCCGGGCCGATGCTCACCACGCCCTCGGTCGATGCGTACAGCGTGCCCTCGCCGGCCGACACGACAGACCGCTTGCTCACGCAGGGCAGCGGCGTCTCGATCCGCTCCGGCGTCATCGCCTGCGGGTCGGCTCCCGTCAGGATGAAGGGGTAGCTCGTGGTCAGGATGGCCGCGCCTTGGCGGAAGACGCCGATGCTGACGATCTGCTCGTCGATCGCCACCTTGTGCGGCCAGGCGTGCGGCAGGTTGGGCTCAGACAGATGGACCGTGTTGCCGACGAACCCGATGCAGGCGCCGTTGGCCAGCACCTTCAGGCCGCGCAGGCCTTGAGGCGGAGGATCCCATCCGATGGTCGGCAGCACCTCGCCGAGGGCGGCCTGCGCCACCGTGTCGACGTACGACGTGTTGGCGATCGGGATCTCCGCGACGAACTGGAACTCTGCGCCGGCGTCGGTGGTCGACGTGCGGTAGATCCGCTTGAGCGTCAGGTTGTACGAGCCGCCCGGGCCGGTCGCCATGCCAGCGAGCGTGACCGAGGCCGTGGGGTCGACCGTGATCAGCGCCGTCGGCTCGGAAGGCGGGCCCTCTTCGCCGTAGAACGAGACGTAGGTGTAGACGTACGCGCGGGTCTCGGCGGTCGGGCCGGAGCCGGGCGTGAAAGTCGTCGTCGGCACGCTGAGTGGCTGCGGCACGCCGAGGTTGTAGCTGCCGCCCGGGTAGCCCGAGACACCGCTGATCAGCAGGTTGTTCGGGCCGTACTTCGGCTGCGAGCCGTCGGTCCAGTAGGCCCGGCCCCAGGCGTCGTTCGGCACGGGCGACTCGATGACGTCGGTGTCGGCGTCGAACTCGAACCACCAGTTGGCCTCGGTGGCGGAGTTCCCGTAGCGAAAGATGGTCTGCGCGTTGACCCGGTTCAGGGCCTGCAGCGCGGTCGTGCCACGCAGCGGGACGAGCGAGCCGCGGCTCAGGCTCGTGTTGCGCGAGAGGACGGCCTCCGCGGGATTGAGGAGGTGCGGCGCCGTCCGAGGGCGCATGCTGCCGAACGCCTTGAGGACGATTGACGGCACATTACACCCCGCCGAACCTGACGGGCCTCACGCGGATGGATCCGGCCACCTTGCCATGCAGGGCTTCGTTCTTCGCGTCGACCATGCCATCGCGGAACTTCTTGTCGCTGATCATGGCGAGCTGCGGGTTGGACCACTTCCTGTCTGGCATCAGCATCAGCTTCGACTTGGCGCCCTCGACGATGGTTTGGTAGTAGCTGCGGCCGAAGCCCTCAGGGAAGGACGTCGCCGAGATGCCGGGCTTCCAGGTGCCATGCACGCGCAGCGCGGCGCCGGCGGCGATGTTGGCCGGCGTCGGGTAGATGGTGAGCGACTCGGGCGCCGACCAGGCGCTGTAGTGCGTCGGCTCGTTCGATTCGTCGCCCTGCCAGTTGGGCAGCACGTCCTGCAGCTGGCCGGGGCTCGACAGCGGCGTCAGCTCGCGGTTGCCTGGGCCCAGGACGAACCGCACGAGGTCCAGATCGAGGCCGGTCGCCTCGGCGACGTTGTAGGTCGCCGTGCCGTTGACGAGCGGGATGGAGGTCGCCACCTCGAAGATGGACTGGCTGAACTCTGCGAGCTCAACCGCGGCGTCGATCACCACCTGGTCGACCATCGCCTCCGGGCAGCCCGGGACGAACGGCAGGATGCGCGAGTACAGATCGGCTGGGGTCATCATCTACCTGCGCGGGTTGGCACGTTCGGCGCCATCGGGAGAGACTGCAGGTTCGGGTTCACGCCGGTGAGGGCGGCGACCTGGGCGTTGATGCTGCCGGTGAAGAGGGCGGCGTAGGTCTGCGCCATCGCGGGGTTTGCGGCCCACTCGGCGTCCTTCATGAAGGCTCGGGCCATCACGTAGTTCATCAGGTCGTCGACGTACTTGTCGTCGATCGAGATGGTCAGCGTTGAGGCGCCGCCGATAGCGTACGTCCCGTCGGCCGCGTGCGGGATCAGCACAGGGTCAGCCAGGATGGCCGCCTCGACCCACCAGTTGGTGGCGGCGGGCAGCGCTGGCGTCACGTAGAAGACCTTCGGGAACCTCGGGTCGAAGACGACGCCACGCACGCCGGTGTACTGGCCAACGGCCGCGGTGTGCCAGGTGGGTGTTGCGGCGTCCAGGATCTCTCGATCCATCGCGCGGATGGGCAGCCCCGGCGTTGTGCCGTTGGCGCCCATGTTGCGGATCAGGGACTGCAGGTAGGTCCCGGCGACGTCGGCCGGGGTCGAGCCGTCTCCCGGCAGGACGTTCGCCGCCAGGATCCGCTCGATCGACTGCCTGCTGCCGGCCGACAGCCGGATGGCATCCACCCTCGCGCTCGATGAGGTGACGTACTTCGCGATGGCGCGCTGGCCATCGTTGGTGGCGTCGACGAGCTCCCTCTGAGTCCACCGAGTGAACTGAGGGGTCTTGTCGGTCAGCAGCGTGCTGACGCGGTCAAGGAACTCTCGGACGAGGGTGGCCCCCATGGCGTCAGGCCGTCGCGGCTTCCTTCACGTCCGTGTCGTGCACGGCGTAGGCGAACCGCGGGGCGTGCGTGAGCGAGGTGTCCATCTTCTCGTTCTGCACGACCTTCTGGGTGATGGCGTTCTCGAGCACGCCGAGCAGCTCGACCGGGATCACCACGGGCTCGCCGCGGGGGACCTGGTAGGCATAGCCGTTCAGGCCGAGGAAGACCGCGTCGTGGCCGCCGTCGGAGTCCGAGGGGTGGATCGTGATGCGGGCCTTCTTGCCGCTCAGCATGACATCGTGGCCGTTGGCCTTGACGGCGCCGCGGGCGATGCCGGCTTGCGCGGCGGGCTTTCCAGCCTGGGGCTGCGCGTTGGAGCGCGGAGCCTCGAGGGTGGAGACTTGACTGTTGCTCATTCTGTGTCCTCACAGGTGCCCATTGCTGGGCGGGTAGAGGTGGCCGAAGCCACCTCAGCTCACATCAGGGACGACCCTCGGGGATGAGGTTGATGTCCCAGAACGTGTTCACCAGGCCGGCTGCGTTCAGCAGCGTGGTGCCCGGGGTGAACGTCGACGCGCCACCGGTCACGACCTTCAGCAGGCCGAACGGGGCGAAGCCGGCCGGCAGGTTCGGGATGCTGCCGTCGCCGACGAAGCTGGTGCCGCTGTTGGCCAGGGCGCCAACGCCCTGCGTCACCGGCGGAACCAGGTTCTGACCCTGGAACGTGCCCTGCACGACGGCGATGGTGCCGGCAGCGTTGACGCCAGCCACGTAGTAGACCGTCTGGCCGTTGGGCTGCACGTAGGCAGCAGCGCCGGCGTTGCCGAAGATGTCGTGCGTGGGGGCCAGCGACTGGGCCGACAGGGCGGCGCGCGAGCGCGTCACGCCGCCGATTTGGCTGACGATGGCGCCCGTGGTCTGCACGGTGGCAGTGGCGCCGCCGGTGGCAGCGAACGTGTGCGCGCTGACGGTTTTGGCGGCGAAGGCAGCCTTGATGGCGCCGTCGAAGATGTCGTCAAGACGAGACATGGTGTTTCCTTTGCAGTGTTTTGGGTGCGACTGAGGGGAGGCTAAGCTCCCCTCTTGTCATCAGGCAGTGGCAGCCACTTCACCGCGAATCATGAACGCGTCGTTCAGGATCACGCAGGTCTGGTAGGCCTTCCAGCTGACGTGGCCACGCTGGGCCAGCGGGTCGCTGTCGCTCGGCTTCGGGTTCACCACCATCGGCGTCAGGGCGTACATGCCCTTCAGCGCGATCGTCGCGAACGCGTCCTTGGCCAGGAACAGCACCGGGTACACATCGGCGCTGGTGCCGCTGCTCGACAGCATCGTGCCGGCCGCGCCGCCCGCGTTGATGAACGGCTCGAAGATCGTGGACGACACGTAGCGCACGTCCTCGACCTTGCCCAGCTCGTTCTCCCACGGCGTCATCGAGCCGTAGCGCTCAGCCGGGGTGAAGCCGGTCAGGCCGCGCACGTCGGCTTCGCAGTCCGGGTGGATCAGCGCGACGTAGCCCGGGGCCACGTTCTCGGTGCCCCAGTTCGGGGTCGAGCGGATGACGCTGGTGATGAAGCGAGCGTTCTGGCGCTTCAGCGCACGAACGGCACGGCGCTGCAGGGTCAGCGAGATGGCGGTGTTCACCGCGCCACGGGTCGCGCCGTTGGCGAAGATCACGTTGGTGCCAGCGCGCAGCACGCCGTAGCGCATCTTCTCGATCATCTGCGCGGCCTGCTCGCCGAGCAGCGTCACGGCTTCCTGCAGCGTCGGGTCCTCGTGGGTGTCGAGGATGACGTCGCTGATGACCGTGCGGCCGCCGTACTGCTGCAGTGTGGCCGTGACGTCGGTGACCGTCAGGTTGGTCGAGGGCGGGGTCACGCCTTCAGCCAGGGTCTGGACCGCGTTGGGCAGCGCGTTGTAGCGCCGGAACTTCATGATGCGGGTGCTGTTGCTCGGCAGCGGCTTGGCTTGGCCGAACTTCTCGAGCACCATGAACGGAATGCCGCGCTTGAGCAGCTCTTTTTCGGCGTAGGCGGCCGTGCGCGGAGAAATATCGCCGTAGACAGTGGATGCCATGTTGAATACCTTTCAGAGTTGGCATGTAAACATTCCCCTTGCGGGGCAACTTGAAAGGAGCTGACCTAGATCGGCAACAGGCTCTGTGAACAGTCGGGGCGCATCGCGTATCCCGCGTCCAGCCGCACTCGATGTGCGTCGAACTCCAAAGTGCTCGGTGTGCTGTATCCGGTGCACCGCGCAACACCGGCCCTGGCATTCGTATCCCTGCGCTCGGGTTGCAGGGCTGTGAGGGCAGAATTGGCCCCTTCAGGCAGTCAGAACTTCTCCCAGGCCTCCTCGTAGCCTGCATCGGCCATCGCTGGCTTCTGCGGAACACGAACGCCGCCAGAGCGGACGCCCTCCAGGCTCTCGGCCGCCTCTTCGTCGGCCGGGTTCGGCGTGTCCGCTTTCGCGGGCGCCTTCTCGGCCGCAGGTGCGGCTTGTTGGCCTGGCGCCGCGGCGGTGCTCCCCGCGGCTTTCTTTTTGTACCCGCTCAACAGGCTGATGACCTGCTGCGCGCTACCTCCCTCCACGACCTTGATCGCGGTCTCGCGATCGGCAGGCGGGAGGGAGTTGATGTAGGCCGAAAACTTCTCATCGGCCGACAGCTCTTTGTAGTCGGGGTGCGCAGCCGCGATCGTGTCGTAGTGGCGGCGCAGCTCGACCTCTTCGAACTTGCTCTCGAACTGCTTGCTCACTTCGGAGACGGCCTGCTTGGCGGTCGCCGAAGCGATCGACTTGACCATGCCGGTGAACTCAGCGCCGAAGTCCTCCTCGAGCACGCGCATCGCCTCTTCGGGCGACATCTCGCCGGACTCGACAGCCTCCGCGGCGGCAGCAGCTGCAGCGGCCAGCTCTTCAGAGCCGCCGGATGCGGCCTTGTCGGAGACCTTCTCCAGCTTGTCGCTCGCGGCCTCTGCTTCACCCTCGCCGCCCTTCGCGGCAAGGCGCGCGGCCTCGGCCCTCAGGCGCCCTTCCCACGACCGCAGTCGCTGGCGCTCTTTCTCGATCTCGTCGTCTTCGGCAGGCGGTGCAACCGCCGCAGCAGCGGCCGGCGCGGCTTCTGCTGGCATGACAGCGTCATCGGCGCCATCGGGCGATTCCTCGCCAGACTCGTCGCCAGTGACTTCGGCCGCCTCTTCGGCGTCGAGGCCGGCGCCTTCGCCGGCGCTTGGCAACTCGTCAGAGTTGAAGGCCTCGGCGAACTCTCGGTCCTCGTCGGTCATCTGCAGTTCAGGATCCATGTGCCCTCATTCGTCGACGCCGCACCGCCCTCACGGCAGCAGAGGAACCACACCTTGTTCGCCTTCGATCGACCTTCGCAGCAGGTTCACCTGCTTGAAAGCGCTCTGGACGCGGGGCAGCTCTTCGGCAGTCACATCGACTAGGCGCTCCTTATAGGAGAGCTCGATGAGTTCCAGCAACCCGAGAACGTGGAGAAGAGCGTCGCCTTCGCGGTACTCGCGCACCGCAGCGACCTTGGCCACCATCTGCTCATGAGGGCTCATTTGCCTCATCCATCAATCCTTTGAGTCTCGATCCCTTCGTTCAGGCCGACCATGCCGGTAGCCGGCTGCGGGGCAGCGTCCGGGGGCTCCGCGCTCGGCGCGCCGGTGTCCGCGTTGTCCGGAGACACGGGGTCCGTGTTGCCGCGCGGCTCGACGGCGAAGGACTGGCCGCTGCCGAGCACCTGGTGCGTGCCGGGCTCCTCCTGAACCGGCGGCGTGTTGAGCTGCGCCATGCTCGGTTCTGGCGTGGCGTCCCGCCACCCGCTCGACCGAAGGATCTCGTCGCCCGCGGGAGCGATGACCGGGTTGCTGGTGGCCACGCCGCCGGCTTGAAGTCCGGCGTAGGCCGCGGACACCTTGGTCTCGACGGTCTGGGCGCGGATCAGCGCCACCGACTCCAGGCTCTTCTTGGTCTCGGCCATGATCCGCTGCGACTCGGCCATCGTCTTCTCCAGTGTCGCGGCCATGGTCTGCATCTGCAGCATCAGCGTCTGCTGTTGGAGCTGCGCCTGCATCATGGCCTGCGGACTGTTGCGCTCGGCGTCGAACTCCTCCTGCGTCTTGACGCAGTCGACCAGCTCGTTCGCTTCTGCGCGCAGCTTGTTGAGCTGCCCGCGCTTGATCCAGGGGTCGTCGATCGGGTTGGCTGTGAGCTGGGCGAACTCGTTGAGCTGACGCGCCCTGACCTCCTTGGCGACCAGGCTGGCGCTGCCGGTGGCGTGGACATCGTAGTC